AAGCTATATAGTTGTATCTTATGATTCAAAAGATTGAAATTATAGAATATATAAAGACTGAGAACGGAAATATAATTACACAGACCTTAATAATGATTGGAAATTTTGACATTATAATGATGTTTCTGAAAGAGTTTTAAAAAGAGATTTTCAATGAGAACTAAAAGAAGAGTTTGAAGTATTAGATATGAGTAGAGACATAATTAAAGCACATAAAGAACTTTTAGATAAAATAAATACAAATAAAAAATGGTATCATAAAGTATTTAGCAAATAATTATACCTATGAATAAATGTATTCTCTGCGAAAAAGAAAACAATTTAATATACGTTAAGTTCTTAAATGATTATGTTCATGCGGAGTGTGTGAATGAATGATTGAGAACTGAGTATCCTGATTTATATAAAATACTAAACCAATGACTAAATTAGAAATAGTTCTTATGATATGAGCAATTTCCTCAATGTGGAATGCTTTTGTTATACAAACCCCGTGGCTTATTAGTTACTTAAAAGAAAAGAAATGAAAAAAGAAATAATTAACTTTATAACAAATATACTATGAAAACAATAAACCTAGAACTATCAAAAAGACTCGCACCTTATTTAGAGAATGTTGAGACAGAGTGGTATTATCAGTATAATCAAATGTGTTATACTATTGAAAATGATTCATTATTCCAAGAATGAGATGATTATAAAACTCTCACACTAGAAGAAGCAATAGAGTTTGTTAGAAATAAATTAAAAAATACTAAATATAATTTAGAAATACGACTAGCTTCAGATGGTTATCTGATTGAATTAAGTTACCCATTTAGAATATTTATCTGAGAAAAACTTATAGAAGCAACAGAAAAAATGCTAGAATATTTATTAGACAATGAACTACTATGAAAAGATACCAAAAATCTTTAGCTGCAATAACATATATAATTATATGGTTACTAATATGATATGCTTTACTATTTGAATGAATAGTACCGTATCTTAATGGAATAGAAACACCAGAGCAGGAGGAGTTTAATTATTAATAAAACAATATGAAAAATAAATACATAGCAGCATTATTTGCTATATTACTATGAATAATAGGTGGGCATAAGTTTTACTTGTGAAAATGGTGACAATGATTATTGTATATATTATTATCAATAATAACATTCTGAGTATTGCCAACATGCTTATGAGTACTTGAAGGATTACTATATTTAGTAAATACCAAAAAGCGGTTTGATATGAACTATAATATGGATTTCATAAGGACTCAAAGAGAAATGGATATATTAACCAAATAGATTATCAGAGATTGATCAGAATTATTAATATTTACATCATTTATGATAATAGCTCTATGTGGATTAATCATATATGCTAAAATGAATTGAATATTTTAACCATATGAAAGGGGTGGTATAGAATATAATATTAAAGGATTTCCTCATTTATCCCAAAAGTTATATATTATACTTTCCTTTTAATAATTAATATAATATATATTATGTGAATACAAGAAGAAAATAAATTAGTTAAAAAAAAAGAACTGACAGAGCAACAAAAGCTTTTTTGTCAGTATTATGTTAGTGAAGATACATATTGAAATGGTACTAGGGCATATCTATTAGCATACCCTGACTCTGAGTATGACAATGCTAGATCTAGTGCTTCAAGATTATTAAGTGATGCTAACATATGCCAGCATATAGCTGATTTATTAGATAAGGCAGGGTTTACTAAAGAAAATGCTGATAAACAATTATTAATGCTTATGAACCAGCATGAAGATAGACAGGTAAAATTATGAGCTATAAAACACTTTAATCAGATACACGCAAGAACTGAAGCAGCTATATCCAAAGCTATAAAAGATGGTGCAGTAGATAAAGATATATTTAACTTTAAAGTTATAGTAAATGGAAGTAATAACAACGACAGTATACTTGAATAATTATACAAGTACTAAAAAGATAAATATAAACAGATGATGAACAAGAAGTGGTAAAACATATAATTTACTACTTCTGTTTTTTGTTTGGTTACTAACATGAAAGGTAGATAAGAAAAAAAAGTTTGAAAAATGAACACTTACAGTAGTTAGAAAATTTGCATCTACTTTAAAAGGTACAGTTGTTAGAGATTTTGAAGATATTATAGATTTACATTGAGTAAGAGGTTTGATAGAAATAAATAAAAGTGATAAAACATATAAGTATTGAAATAGAATAGTAGAATTTATATGAGCTGATGATCAACAAAAACTAAGATGATCTAAGAGAGATATATTATATTGTAATGAGGCAAATGAACTTAACTATAGACAAGAGTTCTTTCAGTTACTTATAAGAACTAAATATAAAATATTTATTGATTTCAATCCTGATGATGAAGAAGTATGGATAAATACAGAACTTGAACAAAAGAGGAGGATACAAGAAAGAGATGTAAGAGTAGTTATAAGTACATATAAAGATAATCCTTATCTATCTGAGTGAGAAATAAAAGAAATAGAAAGATTGAAAGATACAGATCCAATGTATCGGCAAATATATTGAAAGTGACAGTACTGAAAGATTCAATGACTTGTATTTGAACATAAGATAATTAAAGAAGTTCCAAAAGATGCAAAATTTTTATGATATTGAAAAGACTTTTGATATACAAATGATCCAACAACTCTTACAGGAGTATATTTATATAATAATGAACTTATACTTGATGAGGTTTTGTATAAGAGGGGACTTACAAATACTTATAAAGAGAAGAAAGATAAAGAAAAAAGTATTGTATGACAATATGAATTACTTTGAATAAGTAAGACTGATGATATTATTGCAGATAGTGCTGAGCCAAAAAGTATTGATGAGATACATAGAGAGTGATATAATATAAAACCTGCTGAGAAGTGACCTGATAGTATAGTATTTGGTATTGATATAATGAAGCAATATGTAATAAATATTACAGAGAGAAGTATTAATGTTATTAGCGAGTTCAAACACTACAAGTGGGCAGAAGATAAGAATTGAAAGGCACTGAATAAACCCATAGATGCTTTCAATCATTCTATAGATTGAGTAAGGTATCTTTGTATTGAAAAGCTTAAGAAGCCTAAAAATAAGAAAAAGTTTTTTCTTACTACTGCTTAATTTTATTTGATTTTTTATATATAGTTATATAATAGACCTGTAAACAAGTAGTTTATTTTATAAATATATTTTATGTTTATTAGAAATAAGTGAACTTCCACTATTGTTGATGTGGATTTGTGAGTTAGAAAGGCGGATATTGCTTCTTGAGATGTTGTATATGCAACAGAAGAACAAGGTCAGAATTTAGTTGATACATATCAAGACTCTTTTGAAAGAGTTGATGTTTCAAATACTATTATTCAAAAAGAAGTAACTATTACAACTGCTGAAGTATTAGCACTTAATACTACTCCAAAAGAATTGGTAGCAGCTCCATGAGCTTGATACTATCTTGTAGTTGATAAAATTGTAGCATCTATTGATTACAATTCTGCTGCATATGCAACTAATACAACTCTTGAGTTTAGATATGGTACTGCTACAACTAAAGTATCTGCAGATATTGCATCATTACTTGCAACAACTGCAGACAAAGCCCAAAGTGTATGAGGTATTGAAGCAGAGCTTGCATGTGCTGTAAATGATAATATAGAAGCAAATGTAGCTACTGGTGATCCAGTAACATGAGACAGTGATGTTAAAGTTACAATTACTTACAGAATTCAGTCTATATAATAATAGATATTTTTAAGAAAGCCTTCAGGGGCTTTTTTAATTTGCTTTTCTCTGAATTTAATTATTATTAATGTAATATTTTTTAACTATAAACAAATGTCTACTGATGAGTTAAATATAGTTAATAAACAAGTTGTGTGATGAGTATACAATAATGTGACTCCAAAGTGAATAAAAGTAAATGAGTATTGATCTATAGTTTTATGAAGTTGAATTGTTGAATCAGATCTTTTAAATGATGCTTGGGGAAGAATAAAGGCAATGCATGACTATTCTATATTTCATTGAATGTGGACACTTAATGTTCATGGGCTTATACGGAAATGAAAAGAAGATTGAGCAGAAGTGCTAGATTTATCAAGTAGTACAAGAATAGTAAGTACAAACTGAAATTTGGTATTAACTACAACAGCTGTAAATTGAAGTGATACTGATTTAATATCTTTTAGAAGTCCTAGATACCAGCCAAACAGATGACACTTATTCTCAACAAGTATATTTTATGATGATTGTGAAACTATATGAGCGACAGCAAGATGGTGATTATGAGTTTTTGATTGAGGAGATATAGATACATGAGTTTATTTTGAGATTACTGATTGAGTATTATATGCAGTTGTAATAAATGAATGAGTAGAAAGATTTAAAACAGATATAACAGCACTTGCTGAATCAATTACATGAAGAACTCTTGCTAGTTTATGTTTTTGAACTTTATTTGATATACAATTTCAATGGAGATGAGCAGGTAATTATTTTTTCTTTGTAGATTGAAAATTAGTTTATGAGCACAAATTTTTATGAACTACAACAGAAGTAACTATGAGTAACCCTCAATTGCCTTGTTTCTTTGAAATTAAAAATATAACTGCTTGAGCTATATGTACTTTAAAAGTATGATGTATAGACATAACAAGTGAATGAGGAAGAGAATGAGCTTTGACTGATGCTTCTTTTTCAAATGAATCTTCAGCAACTATTTGATGAGGTGCTTGACTTCCTAGATACCCTTTGGCTATATTTAAAGTAGAATCAACGCTTAATTGAAAAATAAACACAAGAAACTTAAGACTATTAAGAGTTACAAGTTCGGCATATACAAGGGCTTGTAAAATATGATTTGCTTTTACAAGAGATGCAACCGCTAT